AATCTCCTCATCTGTGAAAGACCACCACTCCTGCTTTGTATATTGTTGGCAACCTATTTTAATATGGTTATCAGTTACAGTAATATTATAAGTATCGAAATTGATATTCAATACTTTTTTTGTAACAATTGCATTTGCAGCTACCTGCGCTTTACCAGACACCCTTGCATCACAGTATAATTTTGCATAACCGTATACCTGTACATTTCCAGACACATCTGCATCACCATATACTTGTGCATCATCAGATATCCATGCATTACTATATACCTGTGCTTTACCGTGTACATGTGCATTACCAGATATCCGTGCATTACCATATATCATAGCGTTATCATACACTCTTGCATTACTGTACACCTGTGCACTGTCAGACACCTGTGCAGTGTCACATACCTGTGAGTTATTATGTATTTTAGCATCAATATACACTCTAGCATCACCGTACACTTGAGCATTGCCATATATCCATGCTGTACCATCTTGATCTAGATTTGCTTCCTTCTCTACAAAACCACCCAAGTCTCCTTCTTTAATATTCGAGAATGTGCGTAAGCTTCTTATTCTAAATAACTTAACACCACGCACTTCAATACTTTCTTCAGTTAGTTCAAACTTCTTCATACTTCTACCTTAAATTCTCTACCTGTTTTGCGGTACTCATACTCATTAAAATAGTACTCTTTAGCTTCTTCTTCACTCAGAAGTAGAGCTCCAAGCTCCCATGTACCACCCAGTTTAGACTTACATATCCACTCATATATAATCTTTGTTTTTGGCTTAATGCGGTACTTAATACAGTCATACCAATAAGGCTCAAGTACATCTAACCACTTACCATGATTATACGCTTGAATTTTTGCACCTTTTTGATATGCTTTAATCAAGTCATTAAGAGGATGAAGTCTATATATCATATGTTCATACCAGTCGGGTTCTACCCATTCCCCGTTTACTTTGCAATCGTAGTATAAACCTAATACCACAGACATACACTGCCACGCTTGTCCTTCATCATAACTATCAATTAACTCTTGGTGTACGTGACAAGGTTTTAGTTCAGTCCAGATATCTTCCCCGTACAATTCCCATACACAGCTCATATTATTAGCATTACATCTAAAAGGATTTTGAAATTTAGCATCATAGTGAATCACAAATCCTGCAGTGTTCCTAAATCGTTTACCTGCCATCAACTCTAGTACTATATGTGCTTTGCTTTCGAATCTCATCTTAAAACTCCTATAACATTTACCCATACACGTAAAGCATATGGGTGTATTTGTTAATAATGTGTTAATCTGTTATGTTTCTATTTTTCCCATGATCGACCTGTTTTACGATATGTCAACTCACCAAAATAGTCTTTGGCTTCCTCTTCACTCATAATTAAATCTTCAAGTTGCCATTTATTACCGAATTTAGCCTTAAACATCCATTCATGAACAGGCTCTATATAAGGTTTAACGCGGTATTGCGTATCATCGTACCAGTCTGGATTAGGTTCTTCTATCCAGTCACCACAGATATAGGCCTGAATCTTCGCACCATTAAGGTGCGCTTGAATCAAAGTGTTATGTGGGTGTAATCTATAATTATTTTGACTGTCCCAAATCGGAATACTCCAGTTTTCATCAGCGTCTGTTAGATTTTTAAAACCCTCACCAAAATCAACCTGCCATGCTTGACCTTTTTGATAACTATCAATTAGGTCTTGATGGGTATTATGTGACTCTACTTCAGTCCAAATATCTTCATGGTATGCCTCCCATATACCAAACATCATATCTTCATCATACCTGAAAGGAGGATCCAACTTTTCGTTATAATGAATCACTATTCCTGAGTTATCTTTAAATTGCTTACCTTCCATCAACAACTGCGCCATTTGCTTTTTACTTTCAAACTTCATATAAACCTCACAATATTTCTAAATAAATATAACATTCATCATGAAGATCGTACTCCTCGATGTACTGATTACAAGCGCTCTCTGTACCCTCGAATAATATCAAATCTTCAGCTGATGTCCTTACTACCCAAATCTCCATAACTATCCCTTATACGCTGACTCAATCACTTCTAAGATATCGTCTAAGGTATCCGCCTCATGCTTATCCAAGCGTTGCTCTTCGAATCGTGGTAAAAACAATGACCATTCTCCTTTCTTATCTTGAACTAGATCTGCAAAGCGAACAGAAATGATCTTATTGATCCACATGTTCTCTCTGGCGACTTCCTCTCGCATCTCATCAGTGAACCCTGCTACGTTAGCTTTCACTAAACCATCCTTAGATTCACACTCAAGAGAACCAAAAGTATGTATGTTCTTACCTGTACCTTCAGTCCAACCTTTAACCTGTAGTTCAACTACATATTCAGCCTTTAACTTTACTTGCTGTTTAGATGTACCATCTTTCCACATGCCGTTGCGATGTTTCAAGACAGCGCCTTCCAATTTGCGTTTAATATATCTCCCAGCCTTCTTAGAGGCTTCATCAAGGGAATACACTTCAACGCTATCAATCATATGTACAGGGCCACCGACCAGTGCATGTACATCCTTGATTCGTTGAATGTAAGGCTTATCATACGTAGTCGTAATAGCAGACAAGGGGATTGCATCCCAAATATCATATACCAAATCATACTCAACAAGAGGATCGCCTGATTTCAGCGCACGGTTTAAGATACCATTACCGTTCTTACGAGATAGCAGTTGACCATCCTTGTACACAGTCACCTCACCATGCGCTTGCCAATTCTCTTTAAGAGTCTTGTCTAGCTGTGCAATGATCTCACTGAAGGCTACAGATTCGTATAGCTGCCCATTACGAGATGTAACAGTAACACCTACGGAAGTTTTTGTGACGTTGACGAACATCCCATCAGCTTTCAACTGCAGAATGTGTGGCTTGCTCCAGTCCCAAGCTGATGCATCTGAGGATACCAGAGTAGAACACCGCATATATGCTGGCTTAGGAATAAAACCTTTGTGTACAGAATTGATAAGTGTAACGCCCAGACCACAATGAGCATCTTTCTCCAACATCCATCGCACGATTTCACGTGCCTTAAAGTGGAGATTACCTAATTCTTCTGACAGAGCATCTTTGGCAGCATTGCCAGTCAGCTCACGTCGACTCATGGCACGTAAGATTCGCATCATCTCTTTGGTAATGCCTTTAGTGCCATCTGTGGTGTGCTCAGGTAACTTCTTCAACCCGTAGGTAATGTAGGGGTTGTAGATCATATCTAGAGCAGTCAACATATATTCGTGTGTATTCTCTTCCAAGATCACCTTCTTTACTGATACTGCACCAAATTCAGCGATGTCCATAAAGGTATCATAAATTGCATTAGAGTCCATTGTTAAGTCCTTTTGATAATATTCTAAGATCTTGATAATCTTTTAAGTAAGCTTGATAGTCTTTCTTGTTAACTTCTACGCATTGTAGTATAGACGGCTTCATTTCTAGGTTAGGTCGTTTTAGAGACGTACATTCTTTATACGTTTTACCACTACCGTATACTCCTACCTCCACAGAAGGTGTTAGCCACACTGCCAATAGAAGCCAAGTAGTCATTACATCACCTTCCAAGGATAGCCAGTGAGATTTTCCCAGTCAAATATCACATTAGCTACACCAGTATGATTACTGACAATGATTGGTTTCCCCATCTGATCTAATTTGATGTGATAGTTATTATTACGGAACTGAACTCCTGCTAGAACACTGTGTTTGATTTCTTTCGCTTTCGCGGTATTACAGATCTCTCTTCCCATTTTACTCTCCATAAAATTTAAAGGGATACCTTGCGGTATCCCAAATAAGTTAAGCGTGACAACTAGTACATTCGCCTTGTTGTAGTTTACGTGAAAGTGCTTGACTAGCGTTAACACCGTACTGATAGTACAGAGATTTAACACCAATTTTCCAAGCATACAAATAGATTTCATCCAATAATTGTCGTGGAGTCATCCAATCAGGTACAGCCAAATTGATTGATTGCGCTTGATCGATAAACTGTTGACGAACACCAGCTTGGTCTAAGATTGTTTTGTGATGAATTTCTCCAAAAGTTAAGAACACAGCTTTAGCTTCATCTGATAAGAAATCTAAATGTTGCACAGAGCCGTCATGAAGCATAATACTTTCCCAAATCATAGGATGATTACGACCAATAGCAGTCAGATAATTATCTAGATAAGGATTCTTGAATACTTCTTTTACTTTCGCCTTTTCTTCAATATTATAGTTAGATGTATAAGGCTCGATACCTTGAGACACCTGTCCTAGAATAAAGCTACTAGTCTTTGTAGGAGCAATCGCAAGTAACGTTGTATTACGACGATTAGTACACATTACAGTACCAAATTTCTCACCTAGCTCGATGGAAGCTTTGTCAGCTTTACCTCGAATAGTTTTGAAAATTGTATAGTTCAACTGAGCTGCTTCTTTTGAATCAAAGGCTAAGAAATTGTGCTGTAGATAACTATGCCAGCCTAGTACACCTAGTCCTAACGCACGATGGCGTTTAGCGAAGTTATAAGCACGCTGCAATAAGACCTTAGAGGTATCAGGCATTGCTTCGATCTTAGTCAGCATTTCTGTGACTATAGAATCTAAGAACTTTGTCATTACTTCTACCAAATCAGTGTCTTTCCACTCATCCCAGTATAGTAGATTAAGGGACGAAAGTACACATACAAAGGTCTCATCATCAGTCTTTGGCAGAGCGATCTCCGTGCACATGTTTGAATCGTAGATCCACTGAGTCTTATAGCACTCGGGTTTAGTTTCACCATTCATATTACCTGTGTTGATGATATAAGGCGCACCTACGTTATTACGAGACTCAATCACTCGTGCAAATCGACGTTTAGCTTCACCGTCACCAGCCTCAATACGACGATAAAAGTCATCACTAATACACACACCTGTCGTCATAGTCTTGATCGGATGCTCGTCGCTACCGATTTCAACGAAGTCATCAAACTCTGCATGGTCAATGTCTAAGTATGGACTAAAGAAGCCACGACGTACATTACCTTGTGACACAGTGTCAATTAACTTCTCGAACATTTCTAAGAAGTGCAATACCCCACGAGATGCTCCATTAACTCCTTCGTCAGCCTTAGTATACTTTTTACGCACATCTAATGGTACTTTCGAGTTAGTGCCGATAGGTGCACCTACAGGTCGTAGTCGCCCGAAGTAGCCTGATGTACCACCTCCATTCTTCATCAACAGTCCATTCTCTGCGTGAGAGAACATGATGCTTTCCATAGTATCATCCACCATACTACCAAAGCAACTTACTGGCATACCACGAGTTGTATTAGAGTTAGACCACACAGGTGATGAGAAAGACACATAACCAAGTGCTACGTAGCGATATAATTTTTCTGCAAAGCCTGGTTCATTTAAACGTTCCTCTGCACCTTTACAGATAGTCCATACACGTTCTTGTACAGACATTCCTTTAGGAATATACCCTTTATAAAGGATCTTAGAAGAAGTAGTGTTAAGCCAACGCCAATAACGTGTATCATTGTCTAATTCTGGAATCATAGGTCATCTCCTGTAATAGAACGTTTGTTCTTGTTGTACGCGGTACTGCGTTTATTAAATCGATCGAAAGATTTGGTTGTAGTTAATTCTAAACCAAACCATTCAAACTCATGCATACTCTTATCATCTACCTCAAATACATAAGGGATGTTAATTGCTTTTAATGAAAGATTCATACGGTGTAACACAAAGTCATACACTGTCTTCTTAGAGATGGCTTCAATTTCACCCTCTTCGAAAATCCAATCAATAATTTCTTTTTCTGCAGCAATGGCTTTCTTAGCTTTATCAACAATAGTATCGACTAAAGCTGGAGTCCACCAAGAGGGATTTTCAGCCTTGATATCATTCACAAGATCGAAACCAGCACGTGCATGAATATCTTCTTCCTTAGAAGTAGCTTCAACTACGTTACTAAATCCAGTTAACAATGTCGCATCATGCTTATTAATAGACATAATAATTAAGAATTGTGACATTAGACTCACATTCTCAATGAACATTGAAAACAAGATGATCTTATGGAACTGTCCTATATTGTCTTTAGGCGACATTAAAGCATCTTCTAAATAGTTGATGCGAGCCTTGATAGCTGGTACATCTCGAATACTCTCAAAACGTCCATTCAACTTCAGTAGATCTAAGATATGTTTGTATGCATCGAAGTGACGTACCTCAGACTCACCAAACGTGACGCCCATCATATCAATTTCAGGTTTAGGAAAGATATCTCCCACTTTACGCCAGAATGTTTTTACACCAGCTACTTCTACTTGACTAATAGCTAATGAACAACGAATTACAGCTTCTCGCTCTTGTGGAGACATATTGAATTGTAGATCATGAACATCAGATATATAATTGAACTCATTGTGAGTCCAGTAACAACCACGAATAGCGCTAATGTATTCTAAGTACTTAGGGTACTCCATTGGATAAGCATCGATACGCTTACGGAAAATATCGGGCTTTGTTTTGAATCGGTAAAGGATATACTGTCGTGCTGCTTGGTATTCTCCAAGTAGCATCAAGGATTCCTCAACAAGGTTCTCGAGCTGATCTACTGTGTATATTTCTTCTACAAGGCTCTTACATACAGCATCAACCACCAAAGAAACAGCATCATTATTAGTGCCTACTTCCTTCATAGATTTACCAATAGCTTTCGTTAGCTTGTCTACATCAAAGTCTTCGTAAACACCTGATCTTTTCTTAATAATAATATCCATTCATTTTTCCTATATTTCTGTAAAACTCTCGGCATCATCGTCTTCTGGTATATGATCAAGACCTATCAGACGCCCTGTAGGGTGATCATAAATTGCTCCAAAGACCTCTCCTGTAAGACCTGTGTGTCGGCATTTCAGTACCGCCATTCTAATGGTGTTTTGTTTCTCTTCAGACTTTGCTTTCATGTTTCTAGCAAATCCGATAACATCCATTGAGATCTGTTTTGTAGAACCAGAACCTCGAATACTATCTAGATTAGGTAGTAGACCCTCTTCATAACTTCTACCCTTACCTAATGTCTTACGTAAATGAGAAACCAGACCTATCCAAATGTTGTGTCGTTTAACAAGCTTAAGTAAATCATTCATTACCTTATCTTGTGCTTCATTCCCTGTTACACCATCTACACCTTCTGAAATTAAGATTGTAATGTGATCTAAAAAGATATATTCACAACCCATTAAAGCAAGATACTCCAGCTTATCAATAATCGTAGAGTCGGTAACAGCACCTTGATGATCGATTACGATTGCTCTATCTTCACCGAAGACTTTGTCAAAACCTGCTTTAAGCTCTGCAATTGGGACTTCTTCAAATGAAGGGTTTTTATTGATAGCTAATCCAGCTAGTTTTCTAGCTGTTTCTGCAGGAGATTCTTCAAGTGCCACAATACCAACTTTCTTAGTGAATGCACCATCCTCATCTGGTACGTTAGTTAAGATATGATACATAATCTCACGTAATAAGCTAGATTTACCACTACCTGTACCTGACACGAATAGAGAGATTTCCCCTAATCGCATTCCTTTAGTCTTAGAATTAACACCTGCTAAGCAATCAGGATAAGGTACAGACACGGCAGAATTGTAGTTCTCTAAAGCATCCCACAACATCTCTTTAGTCATAATACCTGGAGGTACATAAACTTCAGCATTGTATTGTAATCTCTGTACCTCTTCTGGCCCGTGTTTTACTAATACATCACTAGCGTCTTTACAGTCAGGAGGATAGATTACAATCTTACACTTATCTGCACCGATGATTCGAATAGCTTCACGTGTAGCATTTTTACCTGCTTGATCATTATCAAACATTATAATAACTTCACCAAAACCTCTTAACCATTCACGCTCGTCAATCAGTGAACCTAAGTTAGTAGCTGAAGCTACGCTCACAACAGGATAGAATTTCTCATACTTGACATACATTGCTTGAGCTACAGACAATGCATCTAACTCACCCTCTGTAATCACGATTCTCTTGTTTTCATTAGAGAATAGATGACGACCAAATAAGCCACCAGACTTACCAATCCAGTAAAATTCTTTATCTCGTACTTTACGTACTTTAAAAGACTTACCTTCATTATAAGGATAGTAGTGCTTTTCAATCACACCTGCTGCGTCTGTTGAAGAACGTACCCCAAAGAAAGTAGTAGTAGTTCTTGTAATCTCTCTTCCTGTAAATCCTTTAAAAGGAAAAGAGAGTACCTCTTCTATCGACTCTTTCTTAACATTCACCTTTATGTGCTCAGGTGCTGGCATATTCATTGTCTCTCCATCAATGTTATACTCATTATGCTCACAACTAAAACAATGACTTGAGTTATTGTCATAGCGTACTACTGCATCCGATGATCCACAATGTAGACATGGATACTTACCTGGCAGTTGGCGACTCTTAGTTCTTGTCATCTTTAGATACCGAAATGACAACAGTAGTAGCAAGCAGAGCAGTCATTAATACTTGCCACTTAGAGTTATAAGATAACTCTGACCAGCTACTATCTAATATGAGTACAACTGCTTCATACATTAACATACCAAATATTAACAGTACAAAAAGTGATGCAACTAGATTTAGTGCCTTCATATCATTCTCCAATTCGTTTAATAATTTCAGCAAGTCTGGCTTTGTGTCTCTCAGAGACAGGTTCTTTTACAGACCAACTTACGGGTTCAATTCGTGTATTATACCACACACGACTTGTAGGTGCTTCTACTAGACACAGAGACCAAGTTTCTGCGTAGCTTAGTGTACCCTTTGTGGCATACTCTTCTATACAGATGAACTCAAACTCTTCCAAAGGTCGCTCTTCTAAAAGTAGTTTCACTAAACTGGAAGAAGATACATACTTCCTCCAATCAGACTCCTTACCTTTGTTTAACTTACCTGCTCCTCTGTATAGCTTCTTTCCTAAGTAGGCACGCTTAAGGTATTTATCAAAAATTACATAAATGAAACCTACCTTCTTAGCATCACCCATTTCATGTGGAAACTCCCAGTGTCCATTCACAGAAGTCTTTCGTTTGATAATAGGAGGTGACAGCCCTTCCATTACAATATGTGCAGCTTTCACTCCAACAACTCCTTACAAATTGGCCAGTGTCTACATCTAAAATAATCATCAGGATGGTTTTGAATATGAATCATCTTACCATTAGATAGCAGGTAAGACAGCCAATCATCACCATAAGCTCCAATATAGGCACTTACTGTCTTTTCTTGCATCTCCTCTTCTGTCTTACAGTCTTTCAACATTGCAGCTGCTATCTTTGGGCCAATACCTAGAACACCTGGAATGTTATCTGTCATATCTCCTTTGATTAACTGCTCATAGTAGTGCCTGATAGCCTCTTCTTGAGAGACTTCTATCAACTCTCCTTCCATCCCATTACGGTTCTTTGTACGTAGTCGATAGTGTTTTCCAGGAATACATAATAGATCTTTGTCAATAGATACAATCACATACTCTAATCCCTGCGCCGTACATTGATTAGCCCAAATACGCAAGTAATCATCGGCTTCACAACCTGTAGCCTCAATTGCCCAATCTGTAAATACAGCCATGTTACGCAAGTGTCTAACAAAAGGCAGTTTCTCTTGACCGTAGGCATTACCTCTCCGATTAAGCTTATAGTCACAGTAGATCTCATCTCTGAAGTTTGTAGGTGATTTTACAGCACAAAGTAGAGTATCTGAGAAGAATTTAGAAGCCAACTCTTCTAGATTCCTTTCAAATAAGTTCCAGCATTGTCTTTTA